AATCATAACATGCGCATAGACCATGATGTAATATATCGAGGTGTATGCGAAGTTGGTGGACAGAAAAATTTGAATGATTCTAGTATTCAATTTGCAGATGATTATATAACCTGTACTAGCACTCAATGTTTTTGTGGTACTGACATGATTGCACCTAAAATATTACCTGAGAATTTATACCCAAATGATTAAGATACCTATAAAACTTGAACGAGCAGACTCGCCGGAATTCAGAGTTATTGAATGGAAAATTCATAACGTATGCAACTATAATTGTAGTTTTTGCTTTGATGACAATAAAGACGGTAGTGTTAGGTGGCTATCGTTAGATGAATATAAATCTCAATTTGATAAATTATACTCAATATGTGATGGAATGCCCTATTGGGTGCAGATCACGGGCGGTGAACCAACACTATATCCGCAACTAATAGAGTTGTTAACTTACATTAAATCAAAAGGTGGTTATACTAGTATAATAAGTAACGGAGCTAGAACTATCAGATGGTGGAAAGAGTTAAGAGAAAGTAATGTATTAGACGTATTATACCTCACTCATCATTCAGAACAAAAAGGTGACCATGTACACAATGCAGAAGTAATGAATTTGTTTTTAGATTCAACGACTGAAACCATTTGTGTAGTAACGCATGTATTGGACACGTTAGATAGTGCTATTGAATCGTATGATTATTTGGTTGAAAATACTGGTGCAGTAATTTCTTTAAAGGCTATGATTATTAAGGAATATGATATTAATTTAGCATATACATCTAGTCAACAAGAAAAAATTAAAAAATCGACAATGACCTCAGGTGTATTACGACCTAATAAAATACCTACACTTATACCTGAAAAACTGCATCTTTGGCATACATTCTTAAAAGTAGAATATAATGACGGATCAGTTGAAGAAATGAGAGCACAGATGTTTTTAAAGAATAATAGACCTAAGTTTAAAAATTGGAAATGTGCTAATGGCAAGTATTACATAAAAATTGAAGGTAATGATGTACTACGTGGAGTTTGCGGAGAAGGTCCAGTAGCAAACATAAATGATACTGATTTAAAGTTTCAAACTGATTATGTAACCTGCACATATGATATGTGTTATTGTAGGTCTGATTTAGCATCGCCCAAATATATGGAATAAATAACGTTATGTGGATACTATCAATATTACCAGAAGCCGCAATACATATAATCTTTGGATTAGGTATTTTGGGCACAATAGCAGGATTCGTCCTAGGATTCATTCCTTTTGTCAAAACTTATAAACTAGCAATACAAATAATTAGCTTACTTGTATTAGTTTTAGGTGTCTACCTTGAGGGAGGCTTAGCCGACTATAAAGAGTGGGAACTTAAAGTCAAAGAGATGGAAGCTAAAATAGCACAAGCTGAAACCAAATCTAGTGAAAAGAATGTAGAAATACAAGAAAAGATAGTAGAAAAGACCAAGATTGTTAAAGAAAAGGGCCGTGATATCATCAAGTATGTTGATAAATGGAATACTAAAGAAGTAATTAAAGAAGTAGAGGGCCCTGAAAGAATCAAACGTGAAGAAGTTATCAAGTACATTGAAAACTGTCCTGTACCTAAAGAAATGATAGATATACACAATCAAGCCGCTACGTTGAATAAAGCCATAGAAGGAGAGAAGAAATGAGATATCTCTTACTTGCTTTACTATTGACTGGTTGTGCTTCTACTACAGTACCAGTAACACAAAAGTTCCCTAACGCTACCCCTGAGCTTATGAAGAAATGTGAATCACTAAAACAAGTTGAGGGTGATAAAGTAGCAATCACAGATATGTTAAAGGTAGTTGTACATAACTATTCTCTATATTACGAATGCTCAACTAAAGTAGATGGATGGCAAGATTGGTATAACGAACAAAAGAAAATATATGATGCGATTGGTAAATAGTAGTATATTATTAGTATTTTGTTTATTAACAGGCTGTGCATCTACTGATCATTATCAAACGTATGTAGACACTCAAAAAGCACTAAACAAAGACTATACTATGGCTGAATTAGCACGTATTTCAGCACTTACTGAGATTGTTAGAGAAACGACAGACATTAATGTCAGAATACAAGCTATTAGAGCACTGCAAGAAATACAACGTAGCAAGCGTCCCTTGAATATCGATAGACCCAAGTCTTGGCTAGAGAGATAAATACTATATCTAGGAAATATAATGACACAAGAAGTTATCGATACAGGTGAATTACCGAACGACGGTTCAGGTGATCCGTTACGTTTAGCCTTCGACAAAATTAACAATAATTTTGCTAACTTATTCACTACATTGGGCGCCAATGTAGAATTGATTGATTCCTCACAGTTTCCTGAACCGATATCTTCTAATAGCGGGACTCAGAACATATTAAATATTGGCCAAGTAGTTTTTAACACCAATATTATTTCAGACCCTACTCCAGTAGAACCTCAATTATTATCGTTTAGTACGACTGAAGGTCCTTACGGGGCACAAGAATACATTAATCTTGGTGCTACACCCAACGATGGTCAGGGTGATCCATTAAGAACTGCGTTCAATAAGATTAACAATAACTTTAGTAATCTATTCTTTACTACAGTTAATACAAGTAACATTTACACTAGTGGTTTAACTGCAGGGCAAGTAATTTACGAGTATCCGGCAAATGCATTTACACAAGGGTCGTTCCAAATTCGTTCTAGTGATCCTGGAACCCCTGATAGTCAAAGCATTACTATATCTGCACAACTAACTAACAATAATGAAGCAGTGAAGTTTACTGGCTATGCTATGACTTTTGCTGGTAACGCATTGACACGTTATGATATGGATGTTAGTAGTGGTAACGTTAGGATTTTAGCTAACCCAATAGCTAATACATACATATTACACTTTATCGCATCACAGGTTACATTCATAGGTGAGATTACACCGGGTGTTGATATTGGACTTGATGGCTATGTTGACTCAGTATTGGGCACACAGAACGATGATATTTTGACGACTGAGAATTAATATGAGAGCTAAAGAGTTTATAGTTGAGCAAAAGTTAGATGATGCACACGATGGCTTGGCCATTGTTGCAAAATCATTGCCCAATACATTTATTATACCTGATTTAAAGAACCAAGACTTTTATCAGTTATATCGCTTTGGCGTAGCTATGGCAGCAGTACGTGGCGAAAGCGGTCATGACGGAGTTCAAAACGGATTTGAACCTGAATTTCAAGCTGAGTCTGATTGGGGAGAACATCAGATTGTTAGTTCAATGGATCCTGAAGTAGGTCAATTAATTGACAAAGCACTAAACAAAATAGGTAAGTCAGGTAAAAAAGCAGTTAGTACTCCAACTAGTGATGAGATGGATGATACAGTAATTAAATCACCTATTAAAGCGTTCAAGGGATATAAACGATGAGAGCAACAGAGTTTGTATTTGAAAATAAAAAAGGTAAAATAACCAAGAGACAACAGCAACCTACTCGTGGTTTGAATATCTTTGCTGACAATCAGTTTGACCGCACATATGATTTGAATCGTGTAATGATGGCAGTTGCTTGTAGCGACGGTGTAAATCCTATTGAAATGGACGCTGAGAGTTGGGTTGGTAAGAACAATACTGCACATCCTTATACAAAAGAAGAACAAGCTATGCTTAAGTTGGCATATAAAGCTGCCGGTATCACTTATAAAGATTTAAACAAGGGTGATCTAAATAGCCAAGAATTAGAATCAACTAACACACAAAGCACAATAAAGCCTTTCAAGGGCTACAAAAAATAATTTCATCATTGATATAGAGAATAAGTAATTATATCAAATTACAGGATTCTCAATGATAGATATTAACAACACTTTAGATTTAATCAAATTAAAATTTTACAATGAATGGCTTTATACCGCTCATATTTACGATGAGGGTACAAGCCAAATGCATGAAAATCTCACTAGAGAAATTGTAAAAAAATATATCGATCCGATCAATTTACCAAAGAATTATAAAATCTTAGATTTGGGTTGCGGACCTGGTTACTTCTTAGATGAGATGAAACAACGTGAATATACAGATGTTACCGGAGTTACATTAAGTCCCGGTGATATTAAGATTTGTGAAGATAAAGGTCATAAAATTGCAAAATATGATTTAAGTTTCTTACCACAAAAAGACGGATACTTTGATGAAAGTGTTGACTTTATCTTTTTACGTCATGCACTAGAACATAGTCCATATCCTATCTTTAGCTTAATGGAATATAATCGTGTATTGAAACAAGGTGGTAAAATGTACATAGAAGTACCAGCTCCGAATTGTGAAAGAATGCACGAATACAATTTGAATCATTACAGTATTTTAGGTGAAAATCAATTGGCAGCATTACTAACACGTTGTGGTTTTGATATTGATTATTTTAACAACTTAGATTTTGATATCGAAATTCCCGGTGAAGAGAGTGAAAAGAAAACAGTTAAAGAAAAATATTTTTGTATTTTAGTAACTAAACAAAGACCATTAGATATTAAATGACGGGTAAAAAAAGATTCTTAATGCATTACCCGGTTGGTGCAAGAGGTGATTTTTTATGTACCCTACTATGCGATGACAAGTACGGTATTAATGGAACTTTCTATTCTCTTCCGCCACCGGATAAAAGAGTAGTTAAGGTCCATAATATTAATAATGGGGTAATTTCAACTATTGATACTTTTCCTGAGCAAGTAAAAGACTTCACTGAATTATTTGAATTAGCAGATGCACATGAATTAATTAAAATAAAAATAGTAGCAAAAACAATTGAAGAAAAGCTAGATATAGCTTACTTTGGTTGGATTAAAAGTATATTCTATGGTATTGATAGAGCCAGACCATATATAACAGTTGATAAAAGAGATATCCCTAATCACCAAGAAGAACTAAAAAAACAAGCAGTATATTTAATTACCACTGCTCTTACTGGCATTGATCAAACTCAAAAAGAAGATGCAGGGTATGAAGAAAAGTATGATTATATTGTCAATTTTAATGACCTGTTCAACATTGAATTCTTAAAAGAAATATTTGAAAAAGTAAACAAGAAACCACTACCACTGGTATATATTCCCAGACTTAAAGCTAATATATCAATACAGAATAGGCTAAGTGAATCTGAGAATTATAAGTATTTTAAAGAAATGATATTGTGTCATCAAAAAATACATGAAAATTACGTTGCCATTGACAATCTGATTCAACAAATAACATAAATCCAGATAAATACTCACTAACAAGTGAGTATTTTTTTATGGCCTATCCAGAACCAAGCAACGTTGCACCGTGGTATTTACGCAACATTAACCAAGCGTTAGCACTAGATGAAGTATCCGGTAACGTCTATGTTCGCACAGATGTGCAGGTTTCAAACGCTAATATCACAGTAGGTAATGTTGGTATAATAAGTCTTGGTAATGTTGACATATCCGGCAACTCATTACCAATTACCGGTAACATTACAATTGATCCAGGTCAAACAATCGAAGTCACGCAAGGCACAAGTCCATGGGTGATTGAAGGGAATGTCAATGCAACGTTGAATAGCAACGCTAACGTTATTATTTCAGGATTTAGTGGTGCAACAAGTGATGCGTTTGGTAGATTGCGTGTAAGTGAACCATTCACACTATTTGATACTAATAGTCGCTATTATGACCACAATCAGTTTTCTACTGCCACTTCAGGTACTGCTAATGTAGTTTATGTCGAGAATCAAAGTTCCTTTCAACTCAACGTAGGGAATGCTAGTGGTGATTCAGTTATACGAGAATCTAAACGAGTATTTCCATATCAACCGGGTAAAAGTCAACTTACATTAAACACATTCTGTATGAACACACCTAAAACAAACTTACGTCAACGTGTGGGATTATTTGGTGCTGACAATGGCGTATTCTTTGAGAATGACGGTACATATAATTATATGGTCATTCGTTCAGGATCAACTGGAGTAGAAGAACGAATCAGACAAGATGCTTGGAACGGTGATAGATTAACGGGCGCAGGCGGCGCAAATAATCCGTCAGGTTACACCTTATACCCAGATCGCACTCAGATTTTTTATGCTGATGTTGAATGGTTAGGTGTCGGCAGTGTTCGTGTTGGTTTTGTTATCAACGGCACATATATTCTATGCCACACATTCAACCACGCTAATCAAAGTGGCAACACTAAAGTGTATATGACTACTGCTACATTACCGATTCGTTATGAAATAACTAACACAGGTAGTACTAGTGGTGCTAGTATGATGACACAAATTTGTAGCACTGTAATTAGTGAAGGTGGTTATAATAGTTTTGGTACTACACAAAGTGCAGGTACAGGCACCACGCAAAAACGTTTAGCCAGTGCCAATACTTATTATCCTGTGGTCAGTATTAGATTGAATTCTAGCAGACTAGATAGCATAGTGCTTCCTAGACAGATTGATGTGTTAAGCCCTAGTGTAAACTACTATCGCTGGGTATTGTTACTGAATCCAACATTAACCGGTGCGACTTGGGCAACTACAAGCCCAACTGGTACAGTAGACATTGACTTAGCGGCTACTGCTATATCAGGTGGAACAGAAATTCAATCAGGATATGCCGCATCCAGAGAACTTACTCAATTGAGTTCAGTAGACTATTTCCAGTTCCAATTAGGAAGAACACTAGCAGGTGTTAGTGATGTTGTCACACTGGCATTGGCTGCAACCGCAAACAATGCTGATGTATTAGCTGAATTAGGTTGGCAAGAATTAACTTAATAGGTTGATACCCAAATAAATACTCATTATGAGTAAGCCATTAAGTAATGCACCATCACTAGTAAAGAATCCTTATACTAAAACAGTTTTTAAAACTGATAAAGAACTACAGGATTTTATCAAATGCTGTGACCCGGATACAGGTTATCTATATTTTATGGATAACTTCTTTTACATACAACACCCTACTAAAGGTTCTATGTTGTATCACCCCTGGCCATATCAACAACGATTAATTGATACCTATCATAGATATCGTTATAGTATCAGTTTGATGCCTCGACAGTCAGGTAAGTCTACTTCAGCCGCAGGTTATCTACTTTGGTATGCTATGTTTGTCCCCGATTCAACTATCTTAGTTGCGGCACATAAGTACACAGGTGCACAGGAGATTATGCAACGCATACGCTATGCATATGAAAACTGCCCCGATCATATTAAAGCAGGTGTAACAACATACAACAAAGGCTCATTAGACTTTGAGAATGGTAGTCGTATCGTTAGTGCTACAACGACTGAAAATACAGGTCGTGGTATGTCTATTACACTATTGTATCTGGACGAGTTTGCATTCGTTCGACCAAGTATCGCCAAAGAATTCTGGACAGCTATCACACCAACACTATCTACTGGTGGTAAAGCGATTATCACAAGTACACCTAACTCAGACGAAGATCAATTCGCACTGATTTGGAAAGGTGCTAACAAGACTGAAGATGAGTTTGGTAACACCACCGAGCTAGGTGTTAATGGCTTCCGTTCATATAGAGCATATTGGAATGAACAACCGGGAAGAGATGAGCAATGGGCTAAAGAGATGAAAGCTCAGTTAGGTGAGGATCGTTTCAACCGAGAGATTGGTTGTGAGTTCATTATTGCTGACGAAACATTAATCAATCCAAACACATTGATTATGATGGAAGGCACAGAACCAGTAAGTCGTCAAGGTCAAGTCAGATGGTATCAGAAACCTAAGAAGGGTAATATATATTGTGTAGGATTAGATCCAAGCCTTGGCACAGGAGGTGATCCTGCTGCCATTCAAATATTTGAAGCTAACACCACTACACAAGTAGGTGAGTGGAAACATAATAAAACAGATATCCCAAATCAGATTAAGCTATTAGCTCAAATCAACAAGTATATTACAGAATGCACGGGCGAACCAAACAATATCTATTACAGTATTGAATGTAATGGCATCGGGGAAGCCGCTATTGTGTCATTAAATGAATACGGGGAAAGCAATATCCCGGGTATCTTTATCAGCGAAGCAGGCAAAGGACGTAAAGGATTCAATACTACTAATAAGAGTAAGTTAGCAAGTTGCGCCAAGTTCAAAACACTAGTTGAGAGCAAGAAAATGACTGTAAATAGTCGTAGTCTTATAAGTGAATTAAAAGCATTTGTAGCACACGGTGGCAGTTATGCGGCTAAAATTGGTGATACAGACGATTTGATTATGGCTAGCTTGTTAGTAACACGTATGTTACAGCAATTAAGTGACTATCATTATGATTTAGAGAATCAAATCAGAGACCACAACGAAGTTATAATGCCATTACCGTTCTATGCGGTCATGGGTTAAACCAAATTTGATAAATACATTATGCCAAAAAATTCAGAATCATTAAACCGCTCGTTATTCGATCTTTTACACAGTAAAGGGTTCGATCCTACTATGCTTGACACATCAGGTAAGGAAATTCCTACACCCGAAGAAGCAGAAGTATTTCAATTTAATTTCGTTAAAGATGGAGAAAATTACGGAAAAGTAACTATCTCTGTTGACGGATTACACAAACTAGTCATTTACTTTAGTGATGATATAGCAAATAGTGAAAAAGAAGAAAGTCACGGTGAAGATGAATCTTGGTATAAAGTTTTAAATCAATTGAAACGTTTCGCACAACGATATCAATTGAGTTTTGAATTACGCAATGTTGATAACTTGAAACATGACATGGCAAAAAGGGAATATATGAAAAAGCAAGAAAGAATATCTGAAGGTTACTACCCAATGGGTAAAAAAGCAAGCTACAATGATGCTGTGCCAAATGTAAAAATTGTATTACAACACACTCGCCAAATTGAAGAAGGTGAGCAACGTTATCGTAATATTGCTAAAATCTTCTTAGAGAATAGTGAAGGTGAAAGATTCTTAGCTCCAACTATCAAGCCAGGTATTGCACGTGTGTATGGTCGATTGATTGCTGAAGGTGATAAGCCACACGGTGATCGTTGGAACCACGTTACAAGTTTAGTTGAAGAATATCAAAAGATGGGTGCATTCGTTCGTGCTACCCGTAA